CGGCGAATGAGTGTCCGCATCGCGCTTGAGATAGGCTCGCGCACACACCCCGGCAACCAGCGCGTCAAACGCATGATCGGGAATATCCGCAAGAGCGGTCAGTGCCGCCACGGCCAGCAGGCTGAACGCGCAGACGCCGTTGAAATCCGTGGTCGGCGTCACTGTGAACGCGCCGGTCGTGGTCGCGGTCAGGGTCAACGTACTGCTGGCAGTGATGCCGGTCACGGTCTGGCCGCCTACGGCGACGGTGCAACTGCCCGCCGTGCACCCGGTCACGGTCAGCGTCAACCGATAGGCCGTGCTGGCGGTGATCGTGGCGGAATGGCTCAGGGCCGCTGTGCCGCTGCTGTGGGTGAACGTATCGTCGGGCGACTCCGCCCAGCCCGTGCCCACCGTCCAACCCGCCGACGTGAGTAACTCCGCGCCGGTGGTGGATTGATGCGCCAGCGTCGTCCAGTCTACCTCGGTCAAAAAGGTGCGCCGGACCACCAGATAGAGCGTATCCAGGTAATCGGCGGAGGGCGTCGGGTAGACCGTCAAATACCCGTGTTTCTCATCCAGCAGATAATGCGTCGGGTAGTTGTCCGCGCTGGAGCGCCAGTCATCCGCCAGCAGTTCGCGCTGATGGCGATGCCATTTGGCGACCGCTTGCATTTCAGGCACGGTCGCTTTGGCGAGCGGTTCACCGTCCGAGGCGCGGATCACGGATTCAATCCGAACAATCTCTGCTGGCACCGCATACTGGCGCGTTCCCGCCACCAGCGTCATCGTATACCGGGCGCGGGTATCGTCCAGCAGCGGCTGCCGCTGGCCCAGGTCACGCAGGGTCTGGTGCAGATACCGGGTGAGTTCAGTATTGCGCCATAAACACCCGGCATCGCTGTATTGCCAGTAGGCATAGTACCCCGCTGGCGTCGTGCCGGTATCACCGCCGTAATCGTCCAGCCGGTCGCGAGCCGCAGCGATGACCTCCAGCGCATAGACGGCCATGAGGGATGCTCAATTCAGCCGGGTAAAGGGATAGGCCGGGACCTGACTGGGCACCAGCACTTCTTTCCCGTCCACAACGGCCTTGTGGTACACGGTCTGAATCGCGTCTTCCAGATTTTTCATGACCGGCTCCGGCACTTCGACCTCGACGCCGCGTTTGATCTGGAACCCGACGCCGTTCACGCCGACATACACGTCATCGCTTTCCGGCCCCGCCCCGGTACGATGGATCTTGATCTTCACCTTGGGCGCTTTGCGCAGCACCTCATGAGGGTCCCTTTCGTCCACGTCGGGCCGGGCATTGAGCAGCACGCCCTTGTCGGGCGCAGTCGGTACAGTTTGTGATGTTGCCATGGAACCTCCAAAATTAGTCATGATTTAGTGCGATCGTGCCCGTAGCCGCAGCGGCGGTAAACCGCAATGCGTACATCGGGCCAGCCATGACCGCCACAGTTGCTACCGCCACGGTGCCGTCCGGCCAGGCGGTCCAGTCGTCATTCGGCTCAACCTGATACTCCACCAACAACGTTCCGCCGGCGCCTGGTTTAGCCCGTATAGTGATCGGCCAGGGCAGTTTGTCGTTGTTGCCGGGGTACAGCGCAACCGCTTCCGCCGCCGTCACGGACACCAGCTTATGGGTGGCGGTCGCGTCAAATCCAATCCGAATCGTCATCAGCAGGGCCTCGTCCCGCCCTGGGCGATGAGGCGCAGGGCGGGAGTGGGATTACAGAGTGGCCGGGGCCAGCGACACATCCACGTAGGTCGTGGTGACGTTGGCGGCGTTGAGCGCCGTGGTGCCCAGCGTAAAATTACTACCGCTGGCGTTGGCGACTTTGAGGGCCGCAAACGGCGCGTAACTCTCCGGGCAGCCCGGACAGACACAGGTTCCGCCCGTCGCCACCGCCGTACCCTGAATGATTTTGGCGGTGCCCGCCGCATTCAGGACCAACAAATACGCCCGGTCGGTCGCCGTGGCCTGAGCCGTGAGCGTATCCGCTGCGCCCGTTTCGGTGATGCAGCTCAGGGCCGACAGGTCAAACTCGCCGGTCGCGCCCTTTTGATACGTCACCCCGGCAATGGAGAAATTAACCGCCGCCGTTGTTTTGACGTTTTCGTGATTGGTGGCATGTTTGGCGATCTTGCCCTTACTCCAGGCGCGATTGGCCGTTGCATGACGGATCACGGTCGTCGTGGTAGCGAGACTCGTATAGTTGGGCATTAGCCCTCCTTAAACGCTCGCCGGGGCCAGCGACACGTCGTAATAGGTCGCCGTGACGGCGGCTGCCGTAAAATTGGTCGTGCCCAGAGTAAACGTCGCGGTATTCCCGTTCACTACTTTGATGACCCCCAACGGCGCATAGCCATCCGGGCACCCCGGCACCACGCAGGTCCCCGCCGTCGCGACCGCCGTACCCTGAATGACTTTGACGGTGCCCGCCGCATTCAGGACCAACAAATACGCCCGGTCGGTGTTTTTGGCCTGAGCCGTGAGCGTATCCGCTGCGCCCGTTTCGGTGATGCAGCTCAGGGCCGACAGGTCAATCTCGGCGGTGATGGCCAGTTGGTACATCACGCCGGCGATGGAATAATCCACGGCGGCGACGGTCTGGACGTTTTCGACGTTCGCGCCGTGGATCGCCAGCCCGGCCTTGCCGAAACAGCGGTTCGCGGTGGTGTTGCGGATGACGGTGTTAGTAGCCGCCAGAGAGGTGTAATTGGGCATGGCAATAATCCTTACAGCGAAACCGGAGTGACACAGAGGTCGTAATAGCTATCGGTAATCCCCGCTGCGCCCAGCGAGGTTGTGCCAAACGTAAAGGCGGCGCCCGAATTGTTCTCGACCTTGACCGCCCCAAACGGCGCCAGGGTCACCGGGCACTGCGGGCAATAGCAGGTCTCGCCGGTCTCTACCGCGACGCCCTGAATAATCCGCACCGCGCCCGCGCTGGTCAGCGCCAACAGATAGATGCGGTCGGTGTCATCGGCCTGAGCCGAAATCGTAGTGGTGTCGCCGGTATCGGGGTCAATCACCGTCAGCGCCGACAGGTCAATCTCGCCAGCCAGCCCAAACGAATACACAACCCCGTCAATCGAAAAATCAATGCCGGCGGTGGTCTGGACGTTCTCCAGATTTGCGCCGTGGATCGCCAGCCCGGCTTTGCCGTGGCTGCGCGTACCGAGCAGAGACCGCAGGTAAGCGTAGGGGGAATCAGACAAATTCACACTCATGACAAAATCTCCAAGCGCCGGCTCTCCACCGGCGCAAAACAGGGAATCGAATTAGATCGCCGTGACCGCCGCTTCCAAGCACGCGCCCCATGCCTCATTGAGGATGCAGCCGGCCCACCAGGTCTTCCATCCCACGTACCCGCGCTGACCCAACGGGTCCGATTTACTGGGCGTGCCAGGGTTGAGCACGGTCGGTTTGATCATCCCCTTCCCGGCCAGCGGGCAGGTCGCGTAGTACTCCTGGCTGATGTAGATGATCGGGTACACATCGGCTTTTGCGCCACTGGTGGATTTCATGCTGCCCTTGGTGTCGCCGGCATCGGGGTACGGCTCCAGTAACGGGGACAGGATGTAGCGGACGTTTTCAACGCTACCAATTTCTTCCGGGCACAGCGGTTTCCGGCTCCCGTACTGCGCCACCGGAGTGAACGCCGTCCCGGCCACCTGGCGGAGATCGTGTTCAAAATCAGTATGGGCAAACGCAATGTACCCGCCCTCCACCGGGGTCGTGTTGCTGTCCGGCGAACCGCCCAGCATCTGCGTGACCGGGCGGGCGCGATTGGTCCGCAGCGACCGCACGACGGCCCGCTGGTCGGTCAGCGCCCAGACCGTATTCACATCGGTGCGCTGCGTGCCATTGGTATAGAACTTGTTGGTTCCCGCCTTGATGATGCCCCACAGCAGCATTTCTTCGGTTTCCGCCGCTTGCTCCCCGGCCAGCATGACCGCATTGGCCAGCACCGGGTCCTCAGCGAGGTCCTGAATTTTGTCGCTGATCTCGTAAATATCACCGTACTGCTGGAGCAGCACCTCGACATCTTCATACGAAATCTTGTGGCTGGTCGGCGTCACCCCCTCCACCAGTGGGGTCATCGCTGCCGCGAACGGCACCGGGCGGCGGAATTTCGCCCGCTCGGCCTTATTCTTGGGGATGGGGTAGGTGCGGCCAAACTGATTCAGCACCAGCACCGGGCGCGCGTGTTCCAGCATGGTTTTGACCGCCCAGTTGGCGGTCCGCTGGGAAATGTCACCATAGGTCGTAACGGCCATGACTCAAATACCTCACACTGCATTCCGCCTCACGGCGGTAAAAACGAACGGTCTGTCTCTCGACAGTCCAACTCTTTACTTCAACTCAAAATCTAATCGGCGGCCCAGCCGTCCAGCGTATCGCTGAGCGCCGGCGCGCGACTGCTTTTAGCGGGGGTCGCTACCGCGCCGGCCAGCCGCTCCTGTCGCTGGGCGGTCACGTCGCTGGCTTTCTTGCCGGACTCGTAGGCGTCCAGGACTTTCAGCGCCGCGCGGACTCCAGGGGTTTGCGCCGCCGCCTGTTGCTCCGGGTTGGCCTCCAGCCACGCACCAAACCCCGGATCGTCGCGCAGATCACGCCAGGTCGGGCGAGCGGCGTCCATCGCCTCCTCGAAAATCCGGGCGTGCATCGCGGCCATCTGCTGATCGCGGGTCTGTTCCCGCATCGTCAGCATTTTCTCGACCGGCGATGCAATATCGGGGTAGTCGGCTTTGAATTGCTCCCATTCGCTCATTTCCGGGGCCATGCCTGGCGATTCGCCGGGCATCGCGGGCGCGGGTTCAACGGCCCGCTCTTTCGCGGCAGCCAACTGGTTCTCGACTGCTTTAATGCGGTCTTCGATTTCGCTATTGGCCTCTGGCACGACATCCGCCAGCGCCGGCTTCTCAATCGGCGCTTCAGCCGTAGGCGGCTCTGGGGATTCGGTTTCGCCAAACAACCCACTCTCGTCCAGCGCATAACCGCTCATATCCTCGTCCTGATCCATGCGCGGTTCATTCATGTCGTCCATGCCGCCTGGTTTGGCTTTGATTTCGATTTTCATATCAATAAATCTCTCCGGGTTTTAGCATAAAAACAGGTTCCTGTTGCGCGCGTTGAACCGCAGGCAAATCCAAAATCTGTTGCAGTTCGGTCAGTCGGCCTCGTACATACTGCGTCATCGGCCAATCCAACGCCGGACTCGCCAATTCTTCCTGAGCGCGCTGAATCGCGGCAGTAAGGTACAGTTCTACGTCGCGCCAGCTCTCCGAGTCGCGGTCAATCATCAATCAACTCCAGCAGGTCTTTTTTGCACCGCTCTAACAACCACAGCACAGTCCCGCCGTCTGCCAGATTTGTCGCAAAATACTCGTTCCCTTGCGTGTCATAGCCGATAATCACCACCGATTCCAATTGCTCCATCGCGTTGCTGAGGATGCGATCTGGTGGCAAATCCAGTCGGGTGATGCCGTTAAATTGCACGACCTTTCCCATTACAGCCCACTTCCCAGCGTCATTTTCAGTCGGGCTTCGGCATCCAGTTGTTCCGCGCGCAACGCCTCTTTTTCAAACTCCATCTGCCGGTCCTGCTCTTTATCGGCCAGTTTTGCCATTTCGACCCGCTCGCGGGCCGCAATCTCATCGCGTTTCAGTTGGGCCTGCATCGCGGCTTTCTCGGCGTCCAGTTGTTGCTGTTGCTGCGCCATTTGCGCCTGCGGGTCCGGCGCCGGTAGCTGAGCCTGCTGCTGCATGGCCATTTGTTGCTGCTGCATCGCCGTCAACTCGTCATCGGAATAGACCAGTTCATCGGCGGACAACCGCAGCGTTTCCACCAGTTTCCGATAGAGCGCGCTGATTTTCGTCAGCGGCAACAGCGTCGGCGATTGTGCGAGTTGCAGGAGCTGCATCAGCGACTGGGCCTGGGTCTCTTTCACCATCAACGCCGACGAGCCGCGCGCATTTATTTCAAAATCGCCCTTCACATCCTGGAGTTCGCTGTACTGCATGTTGTAGTCGTAGAACCGGCGAATCAGCGTTTTAGTGATTTGATCATCCCAGCGTTTCACCAGCCGTCGCAGTACCGTGTTGGCGGCGTTCATCGCCATGCTCATCCCGCTGGCGGTCTGCTGCGGCATCGAACCCAAATCGCCCTGCATCAAATCAGGAATGTTGGATTCTTTTTCGATCAGCGCCCGTGCTAATTCGATGATGCCCATCAGTTCGGGCTGATTGGATTGGACCTGAAACGCCTCGAACGCCTCGCGCACATTGCGCGTCGGGTCATTCAGCAGCCAGAGTTTTCTCGGCGACAGCGCATAAATCCCGTCAGCGGGTTTAATCACGTGCTGATTGATGACGATCTGGGGGCCAATCGCCAGCGCGGCATTGTCCAGCATCATCCGCCACGCCGCATTGATCGCTGTTTGCGCGCTTCTCAACAAATAGGGCACGCCATAGCCAAATGGCGTGCTATCGTCCTCGACCAGCGAAAACAGCGAATAGACCGTATCCTGCGTATCCAGCGGGTGTAGCTCGACCCGAATGACCCGCGTCCCGACGAACTCGACCATTACCTCTAACCCGATCAGCGGGTCATCGGGCAACGACAGCCCCAGCGCCTCGGCGTCCTCGCGCTCAATCGGCCCGTGGTACTGCCACCACTCATATTGAGTCTCGTCCCACGGTTGGCCGACCTCCAGCACCTCGCGCAGTTGCGCCCGCTGCCAGTCGGAAATGCGGGAACCGCGCGGGTCATCCCGCAGCACCTCCCGGATGGATTCCGCTCGGTAGCCGGGCCGCTGCGCCAGTTGCCGGAGGGTGCGCCGGGTGATAAATCGGCGCTCGAACACGAATTCGCACTCGCCCAGATTCGCGGCGGACATATCTGGGAAAAAATCCCATGGGGACACCACCTCGATTTCGGGCGCGATGATCTGCTGCACCGACAGCACCTGCACCCCGCCAGCGGACACCCAACGTTTCTCACTACGGGCGGCGATGACCGGCCCTTTCAGCACGCCGGTCCCCAGCATCACCGCATCATGGATCGCCGCTTTGGCTTTCTCGCTGTACTGCGTTTCCGTCAGTTGGTCGTCCATCAGCCGCTGCATCGCCTCGGCAGCGCGTTTTGCGGACTGTTGCAGCCATTGCGCGGACTCGACGGCGGCGGGATTCGGCGAACGCAAATTCGCGGCCAGTTCAGGGTTCGGCGTCGGAATGATTTCCCAGTTCCGATCATCCGTGGGATACAGCATTTCCGCCAGCCGCGACTCCAGCGCTTCACATTTCGGGCGCGTGAGGTTGATAAAAATCCGGCTGGCGCCGGTTTTGTCCGCCGTCAATCGCGCCTCGGTTTCTTCAGAATACTGACCGTGATACTGCCGGGTATCTTCTAGCCAGCGCTGTTCAATCGTGTATTTGGCCCCGGCCTGGGCCACCGCTTTTTGCCGGAGCATCCCGCCCAGTTCGTCTAATTTGCCCTGAATCGCGGAGGAGGGAATCGGCATGTCAATATCCAGCTACGGTGTCATACGCGATGACGCCGGCGTCAATCGCAGGCTCAGTATTATAAAACGTCGGCTCACGCAGATATTGACACAGATACCCCAGTGCATCGTGACAATGGCTGTACTCGTTTTTGTCGGCCTGTTCGCTGTAGCGAGTATCACCGGAAACCTGCAACTGGCGAAACCGATACCCGCCGCTAAACCCTTTGCGCAACGTTTTACAGGACCGATCCAATACCAATCCCGGCTGACCCGAAACCAGGCGGGTCAGGAAATAACGAACCGCCTCCCATCGCGCCAGTGGACTGTTATTATTAGTCGGCAGCACTGAAATGCCAATCCGCGCCAATTCGTCAAACACGGTACGCTCATCGGTCTGGCTGCGTTGGCGGCCTGCTGGATCGCCAATATGGGTTTGCGGACTATCCCGGTATTTGGTTTTCAGCAATGGCCGGACAAATCCATCCGCGAACTGCTGTACGCCGATATTATTCCCGATGATCTCATCCAATATCCGTAGCTGCCCTTGGGGGGACACCTGCGCGATGACGCACGCCGGCGTCAATCCCCAATCCCAGCCGCAAATAATTTCATGGCGCGGCAACGGCAACACATCGCCCACATGTAGTTGGTCGTTCCAACTGTCGGAAAAAATCGCCTTTCCCGCGAGCACAGTTCCGTACTCGCCCATCAGATAGACCCGAATCCACTCCGGGGTTTTGCCGCCTACCTGCCGCAGCCAATAGTCGCCGCCGAGCGGTTGATGCTGGATATTTTCTGCGGAGAGATTGATGCGGTATTGCCCCTCGCGCAAAAACAGCGCGGGCGGCTGACGCCAGAATTTCCAGTCGGGAGGGGTGTTTTCTTCCGCCAGGTGATACCACCAATGGGTTTCGTCGGGCGGATTGGTGTCCATCACTACGCCCGACCACGTAGGCCCGCCCGCGCGTTTGGACGGATAGCGCCCCACACGGGAGGTCACGGTATCAATGATCGTTTTGTCAATTTCGCGTGCCTCATTGACCCAGGCTCCGGTCAATTCGAGCGACAACAGCTTTTTCGTGTCTTTGGGCAAATCCAGCGCCAGGAAAAACAACTCAGTATCCAACTGCGTTCCATCACCGAGCGGAAACCGAAT